TCTTCCCAATACTCTCTGGTGTAGCTGGGGCCGTAATCAATGGCTAATTCAATGCTTTCTTCACGAAAATGTGGGCGCTTCTTTAATCCACGCATCTGTGAACGGTTTAGACGATGGCGTTGTACCGTATATTCAGCTTCTGCCATGTTTCTGGCATCAGGATCAGGAAAGAAATCCCAAATACTAACAAATTCTACTTTTGGGATAGTTTCAAAGAGAGGATCGTACTCACCTTCCTCTGTCCACCGTGGATATTCCTTATCGTAGGCAAACGGGCCTTTAAGTAGGCCGTGACCAAGCAATGCACACTCAAATGCCATAGAACGTAGGTGCTTAGACGCCTGAGATTCCTCAAGCTGGTCATGCATACGCTTTTCCATCTTCTGAGCAGCAACTTTAGCAGGTTCAAACGTAATAGAACCAGGATTTGTACCTGCACCCGCCTCAAGTTCGTCTTCGATAGGCTTTAGCTTGTCTGTATATACGCCTAACTCTTTAGCAATCTCTGGGCGCACAATATTACGGGGCACGGTATAGTCTACGCCCGTTTTTTCCTTAACTTTTTCCGTTGTCAGGGAATTAGGATCATAATGTACCGCATCTGCTACGTTATTTGGAAATTTACGCTGCTCAATACCTAGTGGATACTTACCACCAGCAAAAAGTACGTCCACAACTTGTGCATATGCAGCCAGCACCTTAGTTTTTGTGATCTTAATGAACGCCTGAGACTTTTCTGTGTCTGTAAACTGTACATCAGCCCCGTATATACCACGATAATTTCGATATGCCGTTAACCAACGGTCTTCGTCGGTGCGTCGATGTTCTTTAGACCGACGAAACTGCCCGTCGATGAACGAAACAACTCCAGAATACTCTGTATTCTCTTGTTCTACGTCACCATCTTCTTCCAAAGCCACCACACGATCAGTTTCGGTAGCCTCTTCAGGGTTAGAATCTTCTGGTCTGTCCATTAAAGCCATATTTTAATATCCAAATGCTGAATCTGCGGGTCGGTAGGGGGTTTGCGGTACGCCTCTACCCATGTCGAAAGGTGAAAACGCCCTTGGTCTGCTCATTAAACCGTACCGAACACTGTCGTAGGCGTGATCTTGTGCATATCTGGGGTCAATATCATCAGAACCTTTGGGGTCAGACGGTATAGACGGGAGATCTGCAATGATTTGTCGGCAAGTATTAAAGAAAACTAATCCTGGTTGCTCTGTAACGTCATCCACTTTTAGCCGTTGATGAAATTGGTTCTTGCCAGCTACCCTTGCTCCTGCGGATCTATCACTAGGACGCCATCTGCATCCCATGTTAATCATTTCTTCTGCAATAGATGGGCCTATCTGACCCCGATTATGCCAGCATGAACTGTCCAGAATACCGTAACTGATCCTGTCGCCCATTTCGGCTTCCATTACAGCCGCTGCTAGATCCTTACCTGTGTGCTTACTGAGATATAATTCACGATAAACGATTAGGGTTTCATAGGCAGGGTCTATTGCGAACCAGTGTACTGCACTCCACGAACTATATCCGTAATCCGCTGATCTAAATCGTACCCACTCAGATGGTATATCGAAAGGTTCTACTACATGAACCGATTGGTTAAACTCAGGGAACGCAGCGCCATCTGCTACTGCCCAATCGCCTTCAAGTAATTGCCGCCTCTGGTTCTCTGGTAGAGATAAAAGGTTGGCTTCATACGCACCGTCTTCTGTCAGGTACGGATTGTCGTATAGACTTGCAGGAATAAACTTTCGGTAAAATAACGGCTCACCAGCTTTTTCGTGCTTATCAGGGTACACAAGGGGTTTGCCTGTTTCGAGATCTTGCGCCACAAACTTTTTATTCGCAGGGGCAGGATCAATAAACATCTTCTTGACCCATTGATGCCCAGGGCCACCTGGGTTTGTGGTTGCCCTCATATAAGTGGGCAGGTCAGGGTCTGTTGTACGAAGCCGTGAGCGTAAATAATTGAAGCTGTATGGGGTAGAATACTGGGTTAGTTCGTCCACCGCTATGTAAGAGAAAGACTGACCTTGGTAACGCATGACATCTTCGTCACGCTCAAGATATGTCATCCATAGTCTTGCTCCGCTAGGGAACGTCCATTGGCTTTTCTTTTCCTGCCATTTCGCTCCTGGGTACGCTTTCGGGTATAGTTCTTGTGACTTGAAAACCAATTCACGCAGTTCGTCGTTTGTACGGCGAAGGATGAGTCCACTGAATGCAGGATTTGAAAAATAACGCATGGGATCTGCGAGTAGAGCGTAGCTTTTGCCGCCGCCTGCCGCTCCCCCAAACAAGACCTCTCTCTCTGGCGCTGCAAGGAAGTCTGTCTGTGGCCCAGGATTTGGGGCGAATACAACTTCCTGTTTCTTTGCCTGTTCTTCAACGCTTGAGAAATCCAGTGTGTTACTTATGGTTTCTGGCTTGTCTTCGTGTTCAGCCAGCTTCTTAGTCATTAAGGTTGCTACACGTTTGGCGTCTGACCGTTTGCGCTTAACTGCAGCAATCTTTTTATCTTTGCTAGTCTTAGGTCTACGCTTCTTGGTAGCCCTATCTAGATCTTTTATTCGTTTACTGTCTGGCCTGTGCCTTCTCCAAATCAGGATAATTCCCTGATGAGAAATCTTACGCCCACCCTTTTCAGTAAGCCACTCTGCCACCTTACGGGTAGCGTGTCCGTTTTCCAGATAATCAAGAGCCTCTTCTACAAGTGCTACAAGAGTTTCATCTGGAAACAGTAGTAAGGGGTTGTCTGGGTCAGCTACATAACCAAAAGGTATTCGTGCCGACTTGTTAGGCCTAGCCTTATTATCCCATGTCATCTGTAGATTTCGGGGGCAGGATAAACACGCCACCGCCTTGGCTGGTGACCTCTACCTGTTCCTTCTTTACCAAACCTGTACGGTCTAGTATCTCACGGGCGGCAGAGATCGAATTTCTTGCGCCCATAGCACTAGGATCGTCTAGAACCCCAATAATACCAAAGGCTGCTTTAGGTGCATTCATAGCCAGCATAAGGCTTGCACGTTCAATAACTTCTTCCCGTAAGTTCTTAACTACTTCACCACTTTTAGTGGATTTAGAATAACCAGCTATATCCATAGCTTTTCGGATGTTTCCCCCTGCTTCTCCCATCAGAGCATCCAAAAAGGCTAACTGCTTATCCGTATATTTCTTCTCTACTTCCATCATCCTAACGTCCTCATGTACACGAAGCAGGCTCCTATGGACGCCGTGAATACGATCCACCAGATACGCTCAAAGAATTGTAACTTGTGGCCTCTAGATGCAGTAAGCTGGTCTAACTTAACGATCCGATCCCACATGGCCTTTTGCTGATCATCGATATTGTCCATACGCTTAAAAACAGTAATCATACGCTCTTCCATTCGGGCGAGGGTTACGACTGCGTTTGAAAGCTTATCCAATTTATCCTCAATGCGTGTGAGGCGGTCTTCCGTCATTTTCGTTTGGCCTTTTTAACAGCCGTACCGCCTTTATTCATTTTACCCGCTTTTAAATCCTTATAGGTTTTATCACTAATCGTGCTTTTACCCTTGGAACGTGAAGTTCCAGCTTTTTTACGGGCGTTCATATTTTTTACCAAAGACATAGGATCACCAATTCTTACATGACCAGTAACGGGCCGTTAGTTTAGATTTAGCCGTGCTGCACTTATGTCTGGCACGAAAGGATTTTCGGCGTTTAGGGTTGCTCTTCTTGATCTTCATATCTGGGTCGCCATAGCGAATAATCTTTTCCGTACCGTTCTCACAGGCCTTAACGACAAACTTCTTAGGCCCGTCTGGAGTGCGGCGTGGCTTGTTGCATTTCATTTTGGATTTATCGATTTTCGCCATTACGCCACCACAAAATCTACGATCTGACCGTCAGGCATTCTCAGCTTATTAGGATCAGGGTTATATGCGTATCTTTGGTCAACTAACTTGAGGTTCTCGACTGGGGTATGCTCATCAATCGGTTCTACAGAACCCGCTTCTCCAGCCCGTACCTTCTTCTCTACTTGCTCACCTACGCCATTCTCAAAGATCACATTTACATGCGTCTGAAAGGGCATCGAAGGCAGGGGGAAATGACTTATGAGGGTTTCACCTGCCACTTGTAATCCAAGCCCACCAGATTAGCCCAGCGCATCCACCAAGTACGATTACAGCTACTATTAACCACTGAAATAATTCCATCAGGAATGCCCGTGCCTTGGCTTGCTCTTCAGCTTCTTCACGCTTACGAACCCGCTCTTGGGCCTGAAATTTTACCCAATCATCGTAAAGGCCAGGACGCCCATATAAGCGCATATGGCTTTCGATTTCCTTACGGGCTTGCTTCAGCTTATCTAGGTGCAAGAACTCCTCAAAGCTGTTCTCATCTTTGCCTAGAGCCGCAGAAAATAAACTCTTCTTCTTACGATCACCTTGTGCCTTTAGGGTTTCTTCCGCAGTCAGGATTGCCCCCAACTGTCGGCCCATAGCAGAGATTTCTTGTCCATGCCCTATAAGCTGCTTTACCTGACCTATAGCGGCATTGGCAGCACCAACGACTGCCAGCGTTTCTGCTATCATTTCTCCCCCCCGAAGAAATAACTAAGTGTGATTTTGTCCTATCGGAAAGCAGTAGGGCCTAGCGTTTAACTCCAGCATGTCTAAGACATACTTTGCTACGCCTCTCATTTCCTGTACGCATTCCTGCTTAGTGTCGTACAGGTTTTGAGTATTCATCTTAACGTCACAAGTCTTAACATCCGACATGGATCCGCAAACAAGTAATACGCCGATAAACATTATTTCTTTTTCTTCGCCATGCCGCCGTAGCTGTAGCCAGGCTTTTTCTTCATAGCCATACCGCCGCCCATCATCTTAACTTTGGCAGACTTACCCGCAGGAGGATTAGACGCACCGCACTTTGCTTTAGTCATCTTCATGTTTTATTTCCCTGATAATAAATGGATTAGGATCTTCCACTACGGTTGCGGCTTCTTCTGTCTCGAAATATTCCGCATAACCTCTAAAGATAAGATCTCTGTCCTGTGCCTGCTTCTTGGTGATTAAGCCTTCCTCTAAAAGAAGGTCACGCACAGCTTCCAGAGATAACTCCTTGCCTGTACGCTCACGAATAGCTGCACGAATGTATACGAGATTTATCATAGGGCCATTTCTGCCCTGACATCTTTATTATAACATCAGGGCCATGATTAGGTCAACCACTTAATTGAGTGGCATTATTGGGATTGACTTTTCTGAAAAATGCTGTATAATTTACTTGTAAGCCGGGGGTTAATACTACTAGCTAGTCATAAATACGGCTATAAATCTCACCTCTAGATACGCCCATATCCTTTAACTGTTTGTCAGACATATTCTGTAAGATCCAATAATCAGCACGTCTTTGCTGGTTCTTCTGAATAGACTTCCAGAATCCGTTCAAGCTGTTAAACACATAATCCATATCAACTCTCCTAAGTTTGTGTTGCTAAGTATATTATAGCACCACTCTACTAAGGGGAGTTTTGTTATTTAGTTATACCCGATATGCTATCTATAGCCACCTGAACAGGGATCTTAAACCATTCACCCTTACGGTTATCAGAGATCTTCTCTAATGCCTTATGTGCTTTATATTCATCCTTGCGCCTGTCATCAGTAGCAACAGCACAATGCAGAACATAATCTCTATAAGGACTACTGGTCTGATAGCTACTACAGCGATCATCAGCATCTATAGCCATACCTACCTTAACCCAATCAGGCCAAGCAGGATTAGATAATACATAAACATATCCTGTCTTAATTTTAGCCAAGTTCTCAAAGCTAGAGAATGCAGCATCGTTAAAACTCTTATAACGACCAGGCTTATGAAGAGGGTGAGACTGAGGAATATACTTACCATCCACAAACATGCGGGTGGTATTTTTCTTTTTATGGGTATCTAATCTTTGCCTGTAACCAGACGGGCTATAGTACCACAGTTCCCCATCAATCTCCTGAATATCACTCATCAGGAATGTTGAAGAGATCATCTACAGCTTCAGTGCTGTCCTCTATGCGCCCTGCCGTAGCCCGTAGCCTCTCAGCTAACCGGGTAAACTCATGGGCAATACTATACAGCTTCTGGTAACCATTAATGTCACCATAAAACTCACTTAATTCTTCAGTAACGCCTTCAAGATCTACCTTAGTCTCAGTAGCCTCGTCACCATCACCCACATAGATAAACGTAGCAAGATAACAAATGCCATCAGCATCTATATCAAAGTCGTGATCTACATGCATAGGGATATCCAGCGTAATATCAGAGCCAAACTCACTCATAATATACTCTCAGTTAATAACAGCCTGCAGTACAGCCTGTGATTGATATATAACTAAGTGGCACAACTGAGTCAATAGCATTTTA